ACTGACTTGTTCCAAGCATCAAAAGAACTCATAGATCCTTTGCCAGGAGCCTCTGTAGGCTCAGGGACACTCTCCATAGAGGTGTCTTTTGTTTTTTGTTGTGATTGCCACTTATCAAATAAACTAGTGTCCGACATTAGTTGCTCCCATATCTTCTATAAATTTCTGCCATTGTTCATCGGAGGCTGATGGAGGTCTCTTTTCCTTCTTCCCGTCAATCTCAGCCCATCCTGCGGTACCTCTACCTGTCCCATTAATTTCAGCCCACTGTTTAAAAGTCATCTCTGGGTCTTTATTTTGTGTTTGGAATGTAAGTACATCGTTACCTGTAAATGGTATTCCCATCCTAACTGAATCTCTAACATTCTCTAATAAAGCTCTTTCTTTCTCATTAAGTGTTGAACTTGTTAAGGAGCCTTCAATAGCAGCATCTACCACTTGCCTAAATTCACCCATCTTAACTAACTGTGTTGCGTGAGTAATACCTGGTTGAGAAAGCAAAGAATCAGTTACGTTTTTCATATGAAATTGACGTACAGCCATACCTTGCGACTGGAGAGAAGCAATGTTAAAAATTACAGGACGTAGTATAGAGTCATATTGGTTTTGATCTTCAGGAGTTATAGCGGTTCCTAGCCATTTAGCCGTAGCAGAGAATACTCCCTTGCCTTCTAAATCCCTAAACATTCCTGCAGTAGCAGGAGATTGACCACCATTAGTTAAAACATCTAAGTTTTGCACTGCCATTTTAACCTCGTTAGCAGATACTACAATCCTACTATTTTTTGTTCTTTCATTAGAGGAAGCATTATCTTTACCACTCTTATTATCTTGTTTAATACCCTCAATTTCTTTTTTATAATTTTGTCTAATTAGTTCTAATTCTCTTGCATCTGCCTTTCTTCTTTTAGCAGCCTCTAATTGACGTTCATAAGCTATGTCTGCCCTTCTTGTCGCTTCAGCTGATATTCGGTCTTTTTCTACTCTAGTAGTCATAAGCCCTAAAAGTTTATCAGCACTGCTATATTTACTTGCTACCTCTAATATTTGATTATCAGTAACAGGAACTCCATTTTGTTTAGCTTTTTCTTGTAAAGCTGTTATTTCATTTTTAAAGTCTACCTCATCTTTAGCATCTTGCTCTGCAGCACTAAGTTTTATATCAGTAAGTCTTGTTTGAGCTTTTGTTTTATTATACTTATCAATCTCTTCATTTCCCATCAACAGGGATTGACTAGCTTCATTTTCATACCCTGCCTCTGATAGTTTTTTAGTAAGTGTAGGAAAGTAAATAGAAGGGTTTTGCATATCTTCTTTAGATAAAGAGTTTTGTAGGTCTTTTTGGATAGATTGCATAGCAACTGCTTTCTTTAGTTCTGGATCTTGTACACCAGTAAGCCCTTGTACTCCTCTAATGACATTGCTACCAAGCCCAGAAAAGGCTTGAGCAAGTGCCCCATATCCAGGAGAGTCTTGAGCAACCAACATCCCAAAGTTCTGGGCTTTAGTATAGTCCTCTGCTTTCTGTTTTTGTATTACTTGCTCTGGACTTAACCCAAAGATACTTTCTACTATTTTAGCCATTATCTATCCTCCTATGTAACTCATGTTAGGTGCACTACCACCTCTAATAGGCTGATACCCTCCACCACCAAATCCGCTAAATAATCCACTTACACTGCTACCCATTTGAGGACCAAAAGCACCTGCTCCTTGCATCATTAAGTTAGTAAACATGGCATTGTTAGCTCTATCTGCTGCACCTCTTATATTTGCAGCGTTCATGTAGCCTGCTGATTGTGCCTGTTGACCTGGTAGAGCTCTTGAACCAATATCTAGCCCTAGCATTAAAGGCTGCATACCCATATTCTCTACACCACCTGTTAAACCTAATAAAGAATTAGCATCCATGTAAGGTTGCATGCCCATTTGACTACCTAAACCAAACAAACCTGTACCAAAGTTTATATCACTTTGCTGTCTAGCATAAGCTTTATCAATTGCATCAGCAGACATAGCAGAGTTTACTTGCTGTCTTGCTAACGCAGAAGAGTATTGTTCAGGGTTTATATAACCACCTGTACCTAATGAGGTGCCAAAGTCTGTTCTTCCTGATCCATAGAGACGTTCTGCTAAAGCAACATCTTCAGCAGCTCGACCTGGAGCTAGTAAGTCCTGTTGTTGACCATAAATATCTGATGCCATTGCATTAATGTCTGTTCCTACACCTCTTCTAAAGATGTCTTCACCTGCACCCTTTATGTCTTCAAACAATAATTTTTGAGATGGATCTGGAATAGCCTCTAAAGCAGACGAATAGAATAAATCCCTAAACTGAGCTAGTTCTGGACTAAGTTCATAACTAGCCGTTCTATCACCAAAGTCTGCAGTACCAAAAAAAGAATCTTTGACAGTATATGGTTTAAAGGTAGCCATATCTGCAGCATCACGAGTAGCCTGTGCCTGCCTTTTAGCTGCCTTAGTTGACCCTGTAATTGCTCCTACTAATGAACCCATTTAAATCACCTCTTTTTCAAAAATATAACCTACTAGTTTAAAATTGTACTTCTTTATAAATGCTTTATAACTCTTTCTTGATGTCCCACCTAGGATAGTTTTACATCCTAACTGCTTTGCTAATTCGTTCATATACTTATCCCAATACTCTCCATCACCATAGACATTGATACAAACAAATGAATCCCTATCTACTTTCCAACTCATAAACCCATGTTCATTCTCTATTAGATTGGTATCATCTATGTACTCACTCTTAGACTTATCTAAGAATCGTAGTGCATCTTCTGGGGTCATGTATACCTTATTTCTTTTATGTAAGCACCACTTTCTTTATAGTTAGTAGATCCAGCTCCAAAATACCCACTTAAATAGATAGTATTCCCTCCATTATAATGAGTTACTCTAAATGTACTTTTACCTCCTGCCTGCGGAGACGTTCTACTAGAAGCAGTCCCATAAGTAAATGTAGTTACAAAGTCTGCGTAGTATGCCCAGAAACTTCCTGCAGTAGGATAAGTAACTATAGTAAAAGTATCCCCTGTTTGCAATTCTTTTAAAGGTAAATAATTACTAAGATCTATACTTGGAGATGTCCAACTTATATAATTACCATAACTTAGGGGAGAGGTTGCTTGTGAATAAGATAAAGTAATTGGTTTATTCTGTAAGTCACTTGCATCTATAGTACCACTAGCAGGTATAGTACTAGCTCCACCCATTGCATTAGGAACAATAGAACCCCCTTTGTAATATTCACTAATACTAATAGGATTACTGCCTCCTAATTCAGACTGTATTTGTGAAAACTTAATAGTTCCTGCAGGTGTTGCCATTAACTTGTCCTCATTTTTAATAGTTTTTTATTAACTCTTATTCTAAACAAAGCCTCTTTTAGATAAAGCTCTGTAATTCTGTCTTCGACCTCTGCAGCCAAGTGTAGGTTTTCTTGAGAAGTTGCTATGTCTTGAAATAACTCCTCTAACTTTTCTATAGAATGGTAATCTTTTTTAAACCTTTCTACAAAAGACACTATATAGTTCCAAAGGCAGTTATATCTCCGACAACAGTTATGTTGCCACTAGCATCTAATTTCATTTTACTTACACCATCTACTTTAAATATTAGATCTCCTGCAGTCTCTACTACTGTCCAGTCAGCTCCAATAGCTAGTGTTGTAGAAGCAGTAACAGTTGCTCCTGTTAGAGCAGTCATACCTGTAGCACTACCTCCAGTAATAGCAACAGCACTCGCTGCTTGTGTTGACATTGTATCTAAAGCTGATGTAGCACCCGTTACCGCTGCCGTTACAAAAGCTGTAGTAGATATTTGTGTTGTATTAGACCCTGCAGTTGCTGTAGGTGCAGTAGGAGTACCTGACAAAGTAGGACTAATAGAGTTAGCTTTACTATTTACTGCAGTCTGTAAGTTATTAAACTCAGTATCAAACTCAGACCCTCTAATAATCTTTCCTGAGTCACCATCAGGTAAAGTATCTTTAGTTAAGAAGTTAGTAGATTTAGTATAAGCTGTCATTATATTGTTTTCCCTGTTTTTAAATATACATCAATTTTCTGAATACTTAGTGGTTCACCTTCAATTGTAGAGTTAATACCAAACTGTACAATTTTACCAGAACCTGTTAAAGGTATTTTAATTTGTTGAATACCTAAACCAACTGTACTGTATTTATCTATGTTATATTGGTATCCTAAGTTATATCGAGATAAGCTAGTAACACCAAAGTCTCTAGAAATGTTTTGACTATTTAAGTTAATGGTATAGTCATATCCCCATCTAAAAGTAAAGTCTTGCTCACCACTACCAATAACCATAAGCTCTGCTTTTTTAAGTAGCTTATTCATGGTAGCTTGTCCCATATCAGAAGCAGCAGTTAAATACTCAAATGGGTAAGTGTCTTGATTATCTAAATACCCTGAATATTCTGCTATACCATTAGGTACACCTAGTAGTAGTTTTCTGTCATGTGTATTACAAGAGGCTTTAAATATAATACCACTCTCAGTTTTCCAAGTAGTTGCTCTAGCAGCACCATTAGGTAAAGCTGTTCGCATATCAAAGTAAACCATAATACGAGAACCTGGAAAAGTTATTAAGTAGAAAGCTTCATTTTCATAATATACACTACGTACATTGTTAAAGGTTTCTACAGCTAAATAACTTACCAAGTCATCCCTAATGTTAAGAGATAACTCTCGCATAGGCATGGACTTTTCTTGTATTGTCCTATTAAAACTTCTTACTCCACTATTAGACAAAAAGATTAGATCAGTACCTGTTACTTGTACAGAGTCTCTAGCAATACAACCTACACCAGTAATAACATCTTCTAACACCATTGTTGAAGGAGACTGAGCTCCTGAATAGATAACAATGTGATGCTGACAAAATACTACTAAAAATCCATTATGTTGTGATAAAGCTACAATATCATCATTACCACCAACAACTGTACTTATATCTAATACACCAGATCCTGTAACACTTGCAGCAAATTCTGATGGATCACTTAAAGCACTATAATAAATTGTAGATTGGTTACTAGTAATACCTGCTGTCCATATTCTACCAAAAGCAGAAAGAACACAATCAGGATCAAATGTAGCTACACCAGTAGGTTTAGATCCATAGTCTCCAATTTGTTGTAAGATATAAGGACCATCATGAGCATTACCTGATCTTCTGTAAACTAAAGCAGGGATTCCTCTTTGTACTGCTAAAGCATAAGAGTCTGCATTTTGTCCTGTCCCTTCTAACAAACTTGCAAACTGCATCCTATTACCTATAGTAGCACCAGTGTTTGGAACAGTACCATTAGTATCAGTATAAACAGTTAGAGCAGTTTGAGTAGTAGTGCCTGCAAACATTTTACCATCACCAGTGGATAGTATTGTTTGTGAACCATCTACATCTTTAAACTCAAAGATAGCTTCTATATAGGCATCAGTACTTAATGTAGTAGAAGTAGTTTTTAAATCCCAACCTTTCCTAGCACCAAGTCTACCAAATTTATCAATAACACAGTTAGTAGCTACAGTTGCATAACCACTCTCAAGATTAACTCCTGAGTCTTGTGTATTAAGCCCTAGAAATCCAGGGGCAGATATACTGTTAGCTTGTAGTTTAGATACAGCCATTAACTAGGATACCAAGTAACTTCGTCTGGTCTATGCCCTGCTTCAATAGCAATTAAGTCTGCTAACATATTTAAGTATCTACCTTCATGGTCAAAAGATCCACCATCTTCACCTCTTTCCATAATAGCTCTAGAAACTACACCTTCAATAAGAAGATTAGGGTTAATTAAGACCCTTTCTGTTGGCTCAGTTAAGTCATCTTGTTGCTTAACAATGTTAATTCGTATATCATAAGCTCCATTAGGAACTGGATATACATCCATTTGTGCATCTCCATACTCAGACACACCATTAAAGTTATAATACTGTGGACCACTAGTTTGAGGAGTATCTACCATTCTCATCTGTCTATCAAACCAGTTGCTAGACCTTAGATACATCTCAGTGTCATCTGTGTCGTTATAAACGTGTAATACTCTTGATGTAGTGCCAAAGCCTACTAACACATAGTTAAATAGACCATCTACTGTAGTAGCAGATAGCGTAGTTCTTAGTGCACTCCAGTTCCAAGAGTTTTCAATTTCTCTCTTAACTACGTTGACTAAATCTGCTATTAGTGTAGAATAAGAATTCTCAGTGAGGGAACCTACTTGGTTCTCTCTGAGTCTAACTAACACTTTGTTTACAATCTCTAAATAAGTCATATAATTTCCTAGGCTATACTACAATTATACCATAAAATGGGCGTTCTGTCAAGATTTATCTAAAGCTTCATATAGTACTCTAAGCTTTTCTTGGTCTGAAAGATATGCCCATTTTTCAATATCATCCAGAGTTCTATTGCATCCTATACACTTCTGCCCTTCTATTCTGCATACGTTTTTACAAGGACTTACTACCATTTAACTTTATCTGCCCAGTAGGCTGCGGACATTTTACCTTTAGCTATATTTTTACCATGCCTTGCTTTAAAAGACTTACGTTTAGCTTTCATCTTATCTGATTCACCTGCTTTAGGAGCACCTGCAGTAGAAGCTCCTTGTTCACCAAACCTAATAGTCTTTATTTTATCACCCTCTTTAGCAACAACTACATGAGACTTTTTAGGGTGACTAGGAGTACGTTTAGGCTTGTTATATCCAGATACGCCTACTTTTTTTAGTTTAGAATCAATCAAATGCTCTTACTCCTAACTTATCTATAATAAATGTTTGTCTTCTAGCTACCTCTCCCTCTGCAGGAAAGGCTATGTGAATCCAAGAATTATATTCCATAATTAATTGGTCCCATTCAAGGCTAGACTCTGAGAGGTCTTCCATAATCTCTCTAATGCTTCCATATGAAGGACAGTTAAAGTCTGCTGCTAGTCCTTTTACATGGGCTGAGGTGTCTTTAGATTTAAGAGCTCTGTTCAACTCTAAACATCTATACCCAGAAGAAACCTTAATAGGTCTTGAGTCTAGTTTTAATCTAACTTTCTCTAAGCCCTCTGCTAGTATCTCTAAGTTCTCTAGTGCCTCCTTATCAGGAGTATTATCTATTCCAAGTCTTACTGCTGTGTTACTAAAAGTTAATTCATATACATTAAAGTGTGGTGTCACTTACTAATTCCTTTCGTTTTTTCGTATGTGCGGAGTCCTGCAAGACCCAACATTGCGAACGTTAGTTCAAGTAATACATCGGTTTGAAATTGAGGTAATGGCAAGTCATTCCCTGACACTAACATTACCCATTGAAGCAGGGGTGCTATTACAAACATCCATGCAAATCCTAAAGCAGCTACCCACCCTAAACATGGTCTCCATCCTGCTACAAATACGCTTCTATGAGAAGCTTCTATTTTATTTGTTTCTGCTTGAGCTAAGTTAAGCTGAGTTGCATTTTTAATTAGTTCTGCTTCTATAGCTTGTTTCGCTTTATCAGCTCCATTCTTATCTGGAATGACCCTATCTACAACAGTAGATATAAGGGGTAATAAAACATTTAACATTAACTAAATACTCCATATAATATACATGCAATAATAGGACTAATAGGTAGCACTGCTAATAGGGTAAGTGCTGCTAAAAAAATCTTACGCATAAACAACGATGGCATAACAATAGCTCCATAATAATACTAAGGCAAAGCAGACAATAAGTGTGGATTCTTTCATAACTTACCTATCACTACTGCAACGACAATAGCTCCGAAACCAGTCATACAACCCCAGAGAAGTTTATTAAGCATAGACTCTAAACGATCAAGTCTATAGTGTAAAGTATTGTATCTTTCAGCACAAAGCTTCTCATGAGCTACCAGTTCTTCATGTGGAGACATTTATCTATCCTTCCCAACTTTGGTTATTCATCACAGCAATAAGCTCTTCTACTGTAGAAACATTAGCTATTGCAACTTCTAGTCTATCACATTCTTCCCTAACAGCTGTACGTTGATCTATAACATCAACAGGTATATTCATACTTCTTTCTGCTTTACGCGTTACATACCAGTCTGTCTGTGCTAGCATCGTACCTGCTGTATGCTTAACTTGAGAAATCATATTAGACTTAAGACCTTTAGTAACCAGTCTTTCTGTTGTATCTACCATTGCTTCTGTTACCGCATCATACTCTTGTACCCATAGTGGGTTACCATCTACATCAGACTCTTCTCTATCTTCTAATGCTTTAGGATTATCTAGTTCACCATTCCAGTAGTATCTGTCATCATGCCTAACAGGGTCTGCTTCCCATGTGATACCAAGAGCATCTTTGTCTTCCTGTGTGGATAGTCGTAACCAGTTTCTTGGGTACTGTATGTCATTGTGTGTAAAACCCCTGTCTATAGGAAGTGTCTTACCATTTAATTTAAAAGCCATTTCTGTTACCTCGCTA